TTCACGCTTCAACACGTATCAGATTAAAAAATCTTGGTCAAATCAAAGACAAAAAGAACAACACTATCGGTATGAAGATGAGAGCTCAAGTCATCAAAAATAGACTTGGTCCTCCTATGAGACATGCTGATTTTGAACTTTATTTTGAGAGTGGAATTGATGATGAAGGTAGTTGGTTAAAAGTTATGAAAGAACATAGACTTGTAAAACAAGCTGGAGCTTGGTACACTATGAACAATCATAAAGGTAAAGAACTCAAGTTTCAATCTAAAGATTGGAGTGAACAACTCAAAGATAAAGACTTCAGAACTCATTGTTACAACTTAATTTGTGATAAAGTCATTCTCAAATACGAAAAAAACTTTGGTATAGATGATGTGGTCGTAGAAGAGGAGTTAAGTGAGTAACAAAAGATATCTTTCTATACTTGATGAAATCAAGAAGAAAGGTGGTTCTTTAGACGGCGGAAATCCTGACGATAAAGTGCTTGTAATAGATGGTCTAAATACTTTCATAAGAGTGTTTAGTGTTATACCAACTACTAACGATGATGGTATTCACGTTGGTGGAATAGTTGGTTTTCTAAGAAGTATAGGTTATGCCATAAATATGTTTAGACCCACTAGAGTCATCATTGCGTTTGATGGTAAAGGTGGGTCTACTCGCCGTAGGAAGATATATCCTGAGTATAAACAAAATAGAAAAACTAAATATCGTGTAAACAGAACTTATGATTTTGCTTCTCAAGAAGATGAGAAACAAAACATGATAATGCAATTACAACGTATAGTTGAATACTTAGATACATTACCTATAACGGTTCTTTCTTACGATAATATCGAAGCTGATGATACGATTGGTTATATCTGTAGACAAGTTTTAACTGAATCAAAAATTACTATAATGTCAACTGATAAGGATTTTCTACAACTAGCTAATGGACGTATTAAAATATGGAGTCCTACTAAAAAGAAAATGTATGATGAACAAGCTGTATTAGATGAGTTTGGTATATCATCTCATAATCTTATTTGGTATAGAGTTATTGACGGTGATAAATCTGATAACATAAAAGGTGTTAGAGGTTTAGGATTGAAGACTATACAAAAAAAATTACCGTTTTTGAAGGAGAGCCGTATAGTTACTATAGATGAGGTAATTACGGAATTACCAGATTCAAAAGATGTTATAGAATTGAACTATAAATTAATGCAGTTATCAGATGTAGATATATCAGGTTCAACGAAAACAAAAATACAAGACAGGGTAAGACAACCAATAAACAGATTAATAAAGTATCAGTTTCAGAAAATGTTTTTGGAAGATAAGTTGTATGCTGCTTTACCTAATCTTAATAGTTGGTTACTTACAAATTTTAATCAGTTAAATCATTACGCAGAGAAAACACATGAGTGAAACATTAACACAGTTTGGGACATCATTTCAGTCTAAAATCATAGCTTCTTTAATGAGAGATATGAAATTTATGCAGACTATTAATGATATCTTGAGTCCTGAGATGTTTGATTCAGACTCTAACAAATGGTTAGTCAATTCAATTAGTGAGTATTACGAAGAATACAAAAAACAACCTACACTTGAAGTCATAAAATATCAAGTAGATAAAATTGAAAATGAAGTGTTGAAAAGTGGTGTAGTTGACAAGTTACGAGAAGTATGGAAGAATGTTGAGGCTACTGATTTAGAGTTTGTACAATCACAAACATTAGATTTCTGTAAAAATCAATCACTTAAAAGTGCTATACTTGAATCAGTTGACTTGTTAGAGAATAAAGATTACGATGGTATAAAATCTATTATAGATGAGGCTATGAAGGCTGGTACTGAACGAGATATAGGACAAGATTATATCACATCACTTGACTTGAGACTTGAGGCTTCTGCTCGAGCTACAACACAAACTCCGTGGGACGTTATTAATGATATAATGGATGGAGGTCTAGGAGAAGGTGAGTTAGGTGTTATCGTAGCTCCTGCTGGTATCGGTAAGTCTTGGACTCTACAAGCTCTAGGAGCTGGAGCTCTCAAGACAGACAAGATTGTTGTACATTATACTCTTGAGTTGAATGAAAATTATGTAGGTTTAAGATATGATAGTATCTTTACAGGTGTAACAACATCTAACATCAAGTATTATAAAGAAGATGTTAAGTCAAAGATAGAAAAACTTCCTGGAAAATTACTAATCAAATACTTTCCTACTAAAGCAGCTAGTGTTCAGACAATAGGTTCTCACTTGAAACAAATAGAATTAAGTGGTATCAAACCCGATGTAGTTCTTGTAGATTATGCTGACATTTTGATGCCTACAGGTAACTTTAGAGAGAAGAGACATGCTATAGGTAATATCTATGAAGACTTGAGAGGATTAGCTGGTGAGTTAGAAGTTCCTATCTGGACTGCTTCTCAAGCTAATCGTTCAGCTCTTGAAGAAGATGTGATTGGAGCTGATAAAGTGGCTGAAGATTATAGTAAAGTTATGACAGCTGATTTTGTGATGAGTATGAGTAGAAAAGTAGAAGACAAGATAGCCAACACAGGTAGATTTCATGTCATCAAAAACAGATTCGGTGTTGATGGTGTTACATATCCTTCAACTATCAATACAAATATAGGACAAGTTCAGATATTTGAAGGTAGTAGTCAGTTCGGAAAAGATGCACAAAGTAAGATGAATAATAGTGAAGAGTATATGAGAAAAGAATTAGCAAACAAATACAAAGATTTTGGAAAAAAAGTTGACGGGTTTGAATAAATCCTGAATATACTTTGGTATATATTATACTTATATTTGTTACGGGAATAAAAGATTACAAGGAGTTAGTTAATGGAAAAATTTAAGTTATCCGAAAAGTTTATAGACAAATACAAAAGAAAAAGACCCCCTTTCGGATTCAATGGATTAGGTGAATTAGTATACATGAGAACTTATTCTCGTATTAAAGAGAATGGTAAGAATGAAAGATGGTGGGAAACCATTCAAAGGGTTGTAGAGGGTACCTATACAATGCAAAAAAACTGGATTGAATCACATCAATTAGGTTGGAACGCATGGCAAGCACAAAAGTCAGCTCAAGAAATGTATGACAGAATGTTTAACATGAAGTTCTTACCTCCAGGACGAGGTTTATGGGCAATGGGAACAGCAATTACAGAAGAAAAAAATCTGTATGCTGCACTAAATAATTGTGCTTTTGTATCTACAAAAACAATCAAAGAAGATTACTCAAAACCATTTTGTTTCTTGATGGACGCCTCTATGTTAGGTGTCGGAGTGGGATTCGATACTAAAGGAGCGGGAGAGATTGTAGTTAAGGGTGTTAACACAGATAGAAACGAAGAAGTATTTGAGATACCAGATACTCGTGAAGGTTGGGTTGAATCACTCAAATTATTATTAGAAAGTCATTTTCATGGTACAGCTCCTGTAGGATTTGATTATAGTAAGATTAGACCTGCTGGTGTTCCAATAAAAGGTTTCGGTGGTATGAGTTCAGGACCTGAACCTTTACAAGAAGTACATAAAGATATTGAAAAAGTTTTAGAAACTAACGAAGGAGAACCAATCACAATCACAACAATCGTAGACATAATGAACCTTATAGGTAAATGTGTCGTAGCAGGAAATGTTCGTAGAACTGCTGAGATTGTATTTGGTGACCCTGATTCAGAAGAATATTTAGATTTAAAAAACTATAAAGTAAATCCACATAGAGACCAGTATGGATGGACAAGTAACAATAGTATATTTGCTGAACTCGGTATGGATTATACAGATGTTTGTGAAAGAATTACAGACAATGGAGAACCTGGTTTCGCCTGGTTAGATAATATGAGACACTATTCTCGTATGAAAAACGGAGGAGATAACAAAGACCACAGAGTAGCTGGAGGTAATCCTTGTCTTGAACAATCACTTGAATCGTATGAGTTATGTTGTTTAGTAGAGACATTTCCGACTAATCACGATTCATTAGAAGATTATCAACGTACATTAAAATATGCTTACTTATATGCTAAAACCGTTACGTTAGGTAAAACACATTGGTCAGATACAAACAGAGTGATGTTAAGAAATAGAAGAATTGGATGTAGTGTAAGTGGTGTTGCTCAGTTTATAACAAAACATGGTATGGAAGAATTGAGAACGTGGTTAGAAGATGGATATGATACAATACAAGAATGGGACAAACAATACTCAGATTGGTTCGCTGTTCCTCGTTCTATCAAAACAACTTCAGTAAAACCAAGTGGTACGGTGTCATTATTAGTAGGTGCTACACCTGGTATGCATTATCCAGAGTCAAGATTTTATATTCGTAGAATGAGGTTATCTAAACATTCCGAGTTAATACAACCTTTAAAAAAGGCAGGCTATAAATTAGAACCAGCTTTCGGTTCAGAAGATTCTACGATGGTTGTTGAGGTGCCTGTAGATGTAGGAGAGGGTATAAGAACAGCGGCTGAACTTTCGATTTGGGAACAATTCAGTTTAGCCGCATTCTTACAGAGACATTGGGCAGACAATCAAGTTAGTTGTACAGCTACATTCAATCCTGAAACAGAAGCTGAACAATTACCTCACGTGTTGAATTACTTTCAATATAAACTAAAGGGTATCTCATTATTACCTAGACACGATTATGGTGCTTATCAACAGATGCCATACGAAGCTATAGATGAGAAAACTTACGATAAACAAGTAAGTAAACTTGGTAAGTTAAGTTTTGTTGGTATTGAAGGTGAAGAAGCAGAAGTCGATAAATTCTGTAACAACGATAATTGTGAAATTCCTGGAGAGGAAATAAAAAGTACTTGACACGTATACGATTTTATTCGTATATTCAGACATCTTAATTAAAGAGGTTCAATCATATATCAATCTATATATTACGATAGACGAGTTAATAAAATGCATATTTGGGACGATAAGTTTGGTCATCAAACTTTTCGTTACAAGAAATATGCATATACAAAACACAGAGCAGGTACATTCGTATCATTGTATGGTGACAAGTTAAAAAGAATAACAGAATGGGAAAAGGGACAACCCGACTTGTTCGAGTCAGATGTAAATCCTGAGATTCGTGTATTAGTAGACAACTATACAGACTCCGATGAACCCTCACAGGGACACAGGACAATGATATTTGATATCGAGGTAGAGGTCACAGAAGGATTTCCTAATATTCAAAGAGCTGATAATAAAATCACTTCTATAGCTTTTAACGACCCTATACTTGATGAGTATTTTTGTTATGCGTTAGACCCTAAAGACAAATTAAAATCAAACAACTCGACTGATACTATTGTTTCGTTTAAAGATGAATATGATTTGTTAAATGCTTTCTTTAAAAAATACTTAGAAATACAACCCACAATATTGACAGGTTGGAATGTTGAGTTCTTTGATGTTCCATATCTATATAACAGAGCACAACAAGTTGTAGGAAGAAATGTAGCTGATGTTCTGTCACCGATAGGTCAAGTACATTGGAGTGATTTTGCTAATCGATATAAGATAGCTGGTGTGAGTATTTTAGATTATCTAACGTTATATAAAAAGTTTACATTCAGTCAACAACCTTCATATAGATTAGATGCTATAGGTGAGTATGAAGTAGGTGAAAAGAAAGTCGAGTATGAAGGTACACTAAATGATTTGTATGAAAATGATTTAGAGAAGTTTGTTGAATATAACTTACAAGACGTAAAACTTGTAAAAAAGATTGATGATAAACTTGATTTCATTGAGATAGCTCGAGGTCTGGCTCATCTAGGTCATTGTCCTTATGAAGATGTATTTATGTCATCACGATATTTAGAAGGTGCTATATTAGTTTATCTACGTAAACAAGAGATTGTAGCTCCTAATAAACCTACAAAGGGTATCAATAAATCTGAAAAGTTCGAAGGGGCTTACGTACAAGACCCTCAGAAAGGTAAACACGAATGGGTGTATGACTTAGACATTACATCTATGTATCCATCTTGTATTATGTCACTAAATATATCACCTGAAACAAAATTAGGAAAGATTGAAGGTTGGAATCCTGAAGAATTTATAGATAAGAATAATAAGAAAACATATTCGATAACTCACGACGAGAAAGTTCTAAACAGATATACTGAGACAGAATTAAAAGCAATGTTAGATAACGAGAATATAGGAGTTGCTACGAACGGTGTAATGTACAGGTCAGATAAAAATGGATTACTTCCGGCTCTTTTGAGAAAATGGTTTGATGAACGTGTTGAGTTTCGTAAGTTGTCTAAGAAGTTTCATGAAGAAGGTAATAAAGAACAATCAGATTATTTCGATAGACGACAACATCTACAAAAGATTGTGTTGAATAGTTTGTATGGTGTACTAGGCCTTCCTGCTTTTAGATTCTATGATTTAGATAATGCTGAAGCTGTGACGAATACAGGTCAGTCATTGATTAAGTTTACACGTAAAATCGGTAATGCTTATTATAACAAAGAACTAAACGATTCAAAAGACTATTGTATTTATATCGATACAGATTCAGTATTCTATTCTGCTACACCTTTAGTAAAGAAGAGATATCCTGAGTTAAATACAAACGATGAAGATTTGATGTCGAAAGCTATATTAAATATAGCTAGTGAAGTTCAAGATTATCTAAATAAAGGTTATGATTACTTTGCTAAGAAATTTTGTAACTTAGATAAACATAGATTTGATATCAAACAAGAGGTTATCGCTAAGAGTGGTTTGTTTGTTACTAAGAAAAGATATGGATTAAAGATTATCAACGACAATGGTAAGAAAGTAGATAAGTTATTAGTAAAAGGATTAGATACCGTACGTAGTAGTTTTCCGATAGCTATGAGAACTATGTTATCAAAGTTGTTAGAGGATATTTTGATGAGTGTTCCTAAAGTAGAATTAGATAAGTTCATAGTAAATTTTAAAGATAGTATGCAACTCATGGACTTCAATAAGATAGCTATTCCGATAGGTGTAAAGGGTATCTACAAATATAAAAAACGAGATTCAGTTGTATTTCAATCACATTCATTAGGAACTCCTGTACACGTTAAGAGTGCTTTATTCTATAATGATTTCTTGAAACATAATAAAATATCGAAACAATACTCGGGTATATCAAATGGTGAAAAAATTAAGTGGGTTTATTTAAAAGAAAATCCGTTGAATCTTCCGACTATTGCCTACAAAGGTCACGAAGACCCTCCTGAAGTATTAGATTATATCAGGACTTATATTGACCCACAAAAGTTATATGACAAAGCTTTACATAAAAAAATAATGATGTTGTATGAGGCTCTTGGTTGGGATGAACCTACAGATGCTTCTCAAACACTAGAAAGATTTTTTTGATTTTCAACAAATTCGTATATATGTATATATGGTTCTAACATAAGGAGAAATAATGGATAAAAATAGTTTAATCCGTTTTATTAACAAATATTACTTAGATGGTAAGGGTGAGTCCGTCATCTTGATAAGTAATTTAGAAAAAC